CCCCAGCGACCTTTTAGAACCCAGTCATTAGTAATGATTGGAGTTCCATCAAGAGATAGCCAGAAACCATCATCAGCAGGAGCCATAAACGCAAAAGTGCCAGACTTTGGGAAAGTTACAAAACCTGTGTAATGTACCAAAACAAAATCAGGCTGACATCCAGCAACAGAACCTAGGGCGTCAAAATCAGCGTCAATGTTGTCAACATGAGTCCACGCACCTTCACAAGGAGTGTACGGTTGACGGTCAGGAGTACTTGACCGGTCATAGGTATAGACCTGGACATTAAGTCCGGATACTGTGTCAGCAGACGCTATTGCTGGGAATAGTAGCGGTGTAAGAGCAAGTGGTAGTGTGACGAATAGCGCTGCGAATTTACGCAACAAATTCATTACTTCTTTGGCTCTTCTTCTTTAACGTTCTTTAGCTGTAGGCTCTGCTGGAAAGCAGCGTCAATTTCATTTTTACTTAGCTTACCATCCTCTAGGAAAGCATAAGAGAGCTTTTCAATTACCTTTGCAACAGCAAGAATACCGCCAACGAAGGCAGCAGTAGCAGGAGCGATACCGCCAAGAGAGCCAGCACCAATAACGCCGAGAGCGGACGCCACAAACGTCGCCAAAATTCTAAGAAGGACATTTCCAAAAAGTTTCATTTAGTACCTCTACGTAGGAGTTAGTTAGTACATCTTGTAGAGGAATTTATAGAGGAATTGTTTTACTATATAAAGAATACAAAAAAAGTTTATTAATTACTTGGCATACCGTTTAATCCGGAAGGATTACCAGTTTCCACATCTCCAAGACCAGCATCTCTAGCTAGTCCTTGAGCACCAAACTGTACTGCTGCCAGATTTGCACCAGGGCCACTGTATGATGGGTCATAGTCAGTTTGCCCCGACACCATGTACGGCCATTCATTCATTGCAAAGTTACTTGGAGTTTGCTCTCCACGAGTCTGCTGTTGCAGTTCATAAGGTTGAGTACCACTAGTCATACCAAGGTTAGAGTCATCATACTGACCAATGTCTGTTGCTTGTCCAGCAAACATACCTTTAGTTCTTTTAGAAAGTTTTCTTTGAGCTGGCATTACTGTCTTCCTGTATTTTGAGCTTCTTTAGCTCCAGTACCCTTAGAGGGGCCCATTCCTTCAAACTTTTTGCTCTGTCCGCTATCTCCATCATACTTTTCATCATCTTTAATGGCTACACCGTCATCGCCCATTGAACCATTCTTAGTAGGAAGAAATGGCTTGGCATCAACGTCTTTACTTTGATAGCTTCTAGAACTTATACATCCTGCACACATTACTTAACTCCCTTTGCATCAATACCGAGCTTTGCAAACATTTTACGATTTCTCTTTCTATCATCATAAGCTTTTTCGACATCAAATCTAGGAAGGATGTCCTCTTCAAGAAGCTCACGCTTAACCTTCTGGTCCTTAGCTTTGTTATCTGTAGGACGCATAACAAGAGCATCATAAGGAATATGGTTCTTATGAAGCCATCTCTTTGTTTCTTCACGGTAGTGGGCACTACGGGCAGTAAGAATGACTACTGCCTCACCGCGTTCCTTGGCAGCTCTCATTTTATTCACAATGTTTGTGTTGGTGCCTACTTCAAGAGCTTCTTGTGCAAACTTAGGGTGCTTACCATTTTTAGCCTTGTGGTGCTTTTCGTATTTCATGGTATCAGCAATAGTACCGTCTAAATCAAATAGGACAGTGTCTGCACGCTTGTGCAGTGGCTTTTGTAGCTCAAAATCATTATTCCTAGACATAACAATAGTATGACAGAAACAAAAAGCCCCGCCAGTCTAAACCAGCGGGGCCTCTGCCTATAGAGTCGGGATTACCCTCACAAACCTTATTTGACCATTTGCATAGTCAGTTAAAGGTTGAATGATTGTAGAGTGAGCTCCATAGTGTGCATTAATTATTTTGCCATTGCCAATATAAATAGCGGCATGATAGAAATTAGTAGAACCATTATAGGCAAATACTACAATGTCACCTAGTTTAGGGGTAGAAACCCTTGTACCTAGATGTCCTTGTTTATTTGCCGAATGTGGTAGTTCAATACCGAATTGTTCATAGGTCCAGCGCACTAGACCTGAACAGTCCCATCCACGAGGACTGGCACCTGAGAAGACGTAAGAAGTTCTTCCTACACGAGTTCCTAGGTACTTAATTACTTGTTTCATTTTTGCAGTATTCCTATATGCCTTTGCAGTTTGAATCAACCGCTGGTGTACAGGTACTTGCTTTGCTTCTGTTACTACTGCAACATTGCTTGTTAATTGTGCTGTTGCTGCAGATGCAGAACAGCCAGCTAATGTTAAAATTACGCTGGCTATTATTACGTACTTTTTCATTTGGCGACCTACCTTTCCTTGTTAGTTAGTACTCGGTCGTTTATTGTCGAAGTGACACTCTATATTCAGTTATAAAAATACCCTAGCACATAAACTGGGGTATGTCTAGCAATTAACCAATTAAATAAGTTAACAAATCTGGGTTGTCTTTTAGCACCATTAGAAGGGTTTCTTCGTACATTCCAATGAAATAGTGCTCTGTATCTTCAAAGTTTAGCTTAGCAGCCATCTTACTTCCAGTAAAGAAAGTAAACCGAATAGCGTGAAGAATCTCGTGCATCAATACTTGCTTCTTACGAGTATCAGACGCATCTTTGTCAAGAACAATCATGTTACGACGTTCAAGAGTATAGCCGTAATTGTCTTCATACAACATACCGTCTTCTTTAGAAGTATGCTCTACAATAGTCCAAACCTGGGTACCTACTAGAATTGTTTCTGGAATCATCTGTCAGAACCCCATCCGGAACCTTTAAATGTTAAAGAAGGTGCAGAAAATATACGAAGCATATCTTTATCACATTCCAGACATTTAGGTGTTTTACTTTCTTCATTAATAGACACTATTTGACTAACAGTCTGTTCGCAAGTCTCACACTTATACTGATAGGTAGCCATTATAGGTACTTAGCAATCTCTTGAATTAAAAACGCTTTATTCTTAGCACCAATCAGTGTTGATACTGGTTCACCGTCTTTAAATATAATGATTGTAGGAATACTACTAATATTATATTGCTTTACTAAATCTTCATTATTATCAGCGTTTACTTTAACTACAGTAATAGTATCTAGTTCAGCATCTAGCTCTTCTAGAATTGGTAGCATCATTTTACAAGGGCCACACCATGGTGCCCAAAAGTCAACTAGTACTAGACCAGTCTCTGGTACATCTGTTTCCCAGCTTGTTAGTTCTTTCATGTTGTTTTCCTATTTAAATAAAAGTATTAAACCTGGGGGAGCTAATACTCCCCCAGGCTATTATTATACATTAAACTTCGTTAATGTCAATTACCTTTGGCTTCTTTTCTTCAGGAAGTTCCCTGTTGAATTGAATTGTTAGCATACCGTTCTCTAGACGAGTATTGGTAATCTCCCAGAATTCAGCAACTGCAAGCTTTAGCTTAAAGTCACGAGTAGCGATTCCCTGGTATAGTACCTCACCACGCTGCTTGTCGCTCTTACAGCCCTCAATAGTCAGAACGGACTCCTGTAGGGTTACAGTCAATTCGTCCTTTGTGAAGCCTGCTACGGCCACATTGAGTAGGTTTACGTCATACTTACCATCTTGCAAAGATACGATGTCGTATGGTGGGTAACTTGGTTTGTGTTGGGTGAGTTCCTTGAGTTGGTCAAGGATAGGTGACCAGCCAATAGATAGGCGGTCTAGACGTGGAAAAAGGTCAGCAATTGTAATTACTTTAGCCTTTTCGATTGGATAGGAGCCGTGCTCCCAGTCCTTCTTCTTATCCCATGGATTATTTGGCAATGGCTTCTTGCGCTTATCCCATGGGTCGTATGGATTTGGTTCTATATGCATTTCTACTCCTTAGACGTAGATAGTTATTTATGATACCCAATTGGCGTATCTATATTTATATTATATACTTAATGACTATATGTCAAGGGCTTTTTTAAAACAATTACTCGCTTAACCTATTTTGACGTTCTTGCCATTATTTCTCCTTATCTAAACCCTGGATTAGCTTTATGCCATGCTTCTACCACTTTAGATACATGGTCGATTTGAGGGGCTTCTGACATTTGGGGGGATACAACAGGGTGAGCAGGCTCTGTAGGAGCATTCTGTGCATCACGCTCTTTAGCCTCTCTAGCAGCCCTCTGCTTAGAAGTCTCTGGCCATGAACCTGTACGTTCATAATGCTCTTTACGAGCCCAGTATTCTTTATCTCTAGCCATTACTTATCCTGCACAACGAGAAGCACTTTTTCGGCCTCGGCTATTTTTTACTAGTATAGTCCACCAGGTACGTTGACTACTCTACCTAGTGCGGATTGTACTCTACCTACGTCAGGATTACCCTTTTTGTCCATCCAACCTAAAGTAGTAGCTGTATTTTTGTGCAACATATGTGTTG